ATCTAAATCACCAAAGTTAGTAGTAGTAATAAAAGCACCTTTCAAAATCCATTCCTCAACCTTTTCTCCTAGTGGTGAAAGTGATGTCAATGTTATTTCTTTTTTATACATTGAAGAATATCCATCTCTACCAGTAACAGATTCATGATGTAAACGTACCCAATCCATAACGGCTTGGCCGGCACTTGGAACAATTGGATCATATAGACTTATAGATAAAGTATTCCATTTTGATTTACCTTTAACATATCTTTGAACATTAATGTGGTCTAAAGTTATTTCACCATTTTCTAAACTAGGTTTATTAGCTGATTTAATTAGATATGCAGGAATGCCTTCAATTTCCATGATAAATTGATGTTTTTTCTTTGGTTCCCATGAATAAGCGTTTTGCCAAAAATTATTATCAATACCATAATCAGCAAAATCGGTTCCGGGATTTGCGGTGTTTAATCTGTCTTCTAATGCCATATTTCTATTCCTCGTATTTTAATATAAATATATCGAACAGTAAAAAAGGCAGAACCGAAATCCTGCCTTTTGTGTATTTTTTAAATCCTATTCAGGAAATGCTGCACCCGTAGGTTGAATGTTAAAGTCTAATACAATAAATTCAGCCGTTCTAGTTGGTTGCAAAAATATCTGTCCATACATAATATTTCTATCAATTACATCTGGAGTATTATTTGATTCATCCATTACTACACGAAATGCTGACAATCCTTGTTGTGCTCTTACTTGTTCTAAATAAGGATTTACAATGCTTAAGAATCTTGTTCTTGTTGCTGATGTATTTTGTTCAAATACTAAATATTTTGTAGATGAAGCAATAAACTTTTTCACTGCAATAAGTAAACGACGAACATTAACACGATCTAACGCACTCGGACGAGCTTGGAGTGTCTTTTGTCCCCAAACACAAATTCCTTCATTAGGGAAGTTTGCTATAGGATTAACACGGTTTTCATACAACTCATCTCTGTTTGCTTGAGTTAAATTTTGATACGTTCCAATTGCTGTTGTTAATCCACCTCTAGTTAATCCAGCTGGAGCATACCATGGTGCAGTAACTGCATCATTAAATGCTAATACTCCAGGTAATACTACCGATGGTGGAACATATATTGGTTTATTTTTTGAAACATCAATAATACGTACCCATGGATAATATGTTGCAGCATAATTACTATCAATATTGGTTACTTGTTGAACTACAGTAGCAATATTATCTGTTAATGCATTGCTATCCATAATATAAAATGCATCTTGACGTTGTTCCACTAAATTACGAGCTGCACTAGTTACTAATGGATGTATACTATCAATAATACCAGGTGTAATTAACATGTTCATATCATAAAAATCAGTATTGCTTAATAATGAAAATGCTTTATTATACGATTTAGTTCCACCCGTAGATGTTGTGCTACAATCAAATCCAAATGTATTAGTAGATTTTATATTTGTTCCTGACAGTTTAGGTAAATTAGGACGAGCTCCATCAAAACCACCTTGCAGTGGTACTATAAATTTTCTGGTATTAATTGAAACGTTAGCTGTAAGTGTATTAGCATTTAATGCGGCAGTTATTGATCCTGTATATGGAGCTGCTAAAGTTGGAAATGCTGATCCAGAATCTTGAATCATATCACCTAAATAAAAGCTAGTATTATTACCAGCTGTTTTACCTAATGTTGGTAATGGTGCTAAATAATTTAGATTATTTAAATTATCAAAATTAAATCCAAAATAATTTTTACTGTTAAATGTAGTTTGAACTTGTGTTGTTCTATTAGATACTGCAGTAAGATTAACAGATCCACTATACATTGGTATTGGCGATGATAATGCTGCATTACCAAATGGTATTAATATTTCGCTATTTGTTTTACCAGATACACCTGCTGCAACTTCTACTCTAATAAATTTAGATAAATTAGGATAATCACCATTTATACGTAATTCTCCTGCGGAAGTTATTGTTTGAAATCTATCACCTATTACTCTAGAAATATATCTAGGTGAATCTGGATCTAAATTTAAATTGATAAATTGCTCTACTATATCAGGTGTAGCATCAGTATCGTCTGAATCGTATGGTGTATTAAAAAGATTATTAGTATTAACTCGTCTTACTTCTATAGAAAATGTTCCATAACCATTTGGATCTGAAACTTCACTAGCTAATCGAATATCTCTAATTCCAATTTTAACTTCGGAGCTAACTGATGTACCATGTGATAATGTATGAAATTTAAATAGATTTTTTACAGTAGTACCAATTTTTTGTGAAGTAATAAATGGTGTAGCTGCTGTTTGAAAATCTTGCAAAAATGCATAACTAGATGTTTGATGTAAAGACATAGTAACTTGACCAAGATTGCTAAATGCTGAAGTTGCATTTTTATCTTCATATTTAACATATACTGGATAATCCAATGACTTTGGAGATCGTCCAAATGTTTTAGTTATATATGTGTTATCAGTTGATAACAATGATGCAGACACACCTACTCCTGTACCTGCTAAGAATGCACTAAATCCTGGTACGGTACTGTCAGTAGCAAATGTTCCTGACACTATTAAATTAAATGATCCTGTTGCACCACCATTATTTTCTAATACAGAAGTTTCAAAATAATTTGCATTGACTACGCTTCCTACTCCTAATACTGCATCAGTTGGATGAAGAAGATGAGTTACTCGTTTTACTGATCCAGATTCGGCAACAACAGCTAAAGCTCCATTTGGAATGGCATAACCATCTTCGTATAATAGTCTTGTTACTGTTATTACATTTCCATTTCTTAAATAGTCATTGACTACAAATGGAATGTATGACTCATCTGTATATGATCCAAATATTTGTTCAAAATCTCCAAACGATGTGATTTGGGTTGGTATTAGTGCAGGACCTTTTACTGTTGGTCCAACAATTGCAGCACCAATTTGTGCTACTCCACCAGCTAAAAACGATTGATCTACCTCATTCGTAAATACGCCTGGCGAAACTATTCTTTCTGCCATTTTAATTCTCCTATAATTATTTTCTTATAAATATATATAAGAAGTGTCAAACCTATGACTCTGTAAAGGTGCCTGCTTCTATATCTATTGATCCATCACCGTAACGTTCTTTTAATTTTGCCATTAAATCAGTTTCACGCATACGAATAGTTTCAAATTTAGCTAATTCTTCATCATGTAATCTTGCAATTTCGTCTAATCTTGTTTCCAATGTAAATCGTTCAATTGAAATATTTCCTATAAAATTTGCATTGTCTGCATATTGTTGACGCAATGATTGTATTTGTTCTAAATGCTCTTTGTCCAGTTTTCTTGTTGCCATATTTATAACCTTTCTTATATTATAATAAATTAGTTATTATTATCCAAATTCTTATTAAGAATTTTTTAGTATGTTTACTTCGGCAATCAATTCGTCTATCTTTGTTTGTAAAAAGACAACTGTTTCTTGTAAGGGATAGTTTAGTTCGTCGGCAGTTAGTATTTGTTCCGGATTCTTTAAAGATTCAGATGTTGCAAATTCTTGTGATGTTGTTTTTATGTCAGCCATAGTTATTTATTTTTATAATGGTTTTTTACAATAATGGACTATGTAATATATATTCCAAAGTAAGTTTTGTGAAGATCCGTCAGCCATTTTTACTCTAGGCCATAACATTGCACCAGGAGCTAAGTCTACATTTATTGATTGAGAAATTAAATAATTATTAAATTTAACTAAGGTTTCACCTACTTGAGTTGTTATTGCTGTTCCACCATGTCTTTGTGTAATACCTGTTGTTCCTGATTGATTTAATCTTTCATCTACATCTGCTGCTGTTGAGTACCATAATGAGGCTGAAAGATGATCTGATGCATCAATAGTTGCATTTGTAGCTCCACCAACGTATACGTCTATAGATTTTATACTAGCAGAGTAATTAGCTCCATGTGGTATTCTCCAACCAGTATTTATATTTGTTCGAGTTTGTACAATATTAGATGTTCCATCATATTCAGTTCCAAAATCTTTGGCCCAAGTTGTAGCTCCAATTAGACCCGTTGTTGGTGGTCCTTGCCAATTGGTATCATCATCTGTATCAGCTTGTACTGAAACTTCCCATTGATGGTAAGTACCGTCATATACTTGGCCACTTGAACTTATGTTACCTGATGCAGTTATATGGCCAGTTATATTAACACCTCCTGCTTTAATATTTGCAACTTCTGCATTATCTGCGTCAAAATGTATTTCGTTAGCAGTTTCAAAATCTATTTTAGTTTGAGCGTCTTCTCCTAAAACTAAGTCTTCAGCCAATACAGATGTTACCGTTGTTAATGAAGCATCTAAGTCATATTCTAAAGTACCATCACCAACTGTAACAGTTAATCCATCTCCACCTGTAGGAACTGCTACTGCAGGACCATTTGTACCTCCTATTAATAATTGACCGTTTGTTGACATAGCAACTGCTGCTAATGTATCTGTTCCAGAATCTTGAGTTATAATAACAGATTTATCAGCAAACGAAGTTGCTCCTGTTCCACCCTTAGCTACAGTTACTGTATCTGATAGAGTTGATCCTGCGGCTGTTACTGTTATATTAGCACTACCATTAAAACTTACACCATTAATATTTCTAGCTGTATGCAGAGTAGTTGCGGTTGCTGATTGTAAATTGGTTACTGCAGTTGTTGATGCTACTGTAAATGGTGCTGTTCCCGTTGCTATATCTGACTGAAATGTTTCTGCTCTTAATTCGTGGGCGCCTATATCTAAATCACCTGTTGCTGTTAAACTGGTTATACCATCTACAGTACCTCCATTAATGTCTGCAGTAGTAAGAACGGCTGCAGCTGCAGTAACGGTACCGCTTGAACTTATATTACCTGAAGCTGTTATTGCAGCACTAAATGTTTTATTTCCTGAAAAAGTTTGATCTGTTGTTAAATGAGCTGTATCTGCATCTAAATTAGCTGAAGGTAATACCCCAGTAACGTCGTTAGCTAAATCTATTTGGTTTCTTGTTATTACTTGATTTGATAATGTTATATAATCTGGAGTTCCTGTTAATGTAATATCTCCGGTATTTGTACCACTTAAATTAGAACCAATTATTGTACCACTTGAGCTTATATTACCCGATGCTGTTATTTCGCCTGTAAATGTTGATGTTCCTGTTTGGTTAAATGGACCTATATTTTCAAGTGTTCCACTACCTGATATAATTAATGAACCTGATATTGTTACAGAACCAGTAATATCAGTTGAGCCATCGATGATTGTTGAACCTGATATATTTACAGAACCAGTAGTTGTTGTTGAACCAGATGTAGTTAAAGATCCGGTAATTATTGTTGATCCGGATATACTAACGTTAAGTCCATCAGAATTTTTTAGTACTCCATTATTATCTATAGTTACAAATTTAGTACCACCACCGGAAAGATTCTTTAATGTTACTGGATCTGAACCTGATACAGTTAGTGAGCCTGTAATTGAAGTAGCACCAGTTTGAAAAATTGTCCCAATTGAAGTTATATTACCCGTTTGATTAAATGGACCTATATTTGTTAATGTATTACTACCAGTTATAGTTAATGAACCTGTTACAATCAACGAGCCAGATATTACAGTATTTGAATTAATTGTTGTATTAGTTGAATTAACTGTTGATGTAGTTGCCGTAACTGAAAGTGTATTACCTTTTATAGTTGTAGCACCTTCACCAGGCTGAGCTGCACTCGGATCACCACCCATGGTTGTGTTACCTGATAAAATAGAAAATGCATTACTACCAGTTACAGTAATCTGATTCGGTTGTAAAGTATTTATTAAATTACCATTACCTTTAAATGATCCTGAAAATTTTCCTAAGTATGATATTCCTTCTAATGCTAAATCACCATCATCATCTAATATTACACCAAAAGAAGCAGTTGATGATGCTGATACTGAAGCTGAAATTGAACTACTTATAAATACTAAAGAATTTGAACTAACAAATAATTCTTTCCATGGATTTGATTCTGAACCTAAACTATGAGTTTTTCCTCCAGGAACAATATTACCTGAAGCTGTTATATCGCCTATTACATTTAATGCTATATCACTCCCACTTAATACTAAAGAGCCTGTTATACTAGCATCGCCGTTTCGTGTTCCATCCCATTCTGTGATTAGAGAAGATACATTTGTTAAACCACTTCCATCGCCAGAAAATGATCCTGTAACATTTCCTGAGACAAATAGCGATCCTGAAACGCCAATTGTTCCTGACGATCCGTTAATCGGGGTAATATTATTTACATTTAAATTACTCATGGTTTACTGCTAATTTATTATAAATATATACATTTTAAGTTTCTATATATTAGTTTATATTAATTTATTTATTGATTGATATTATGTAATACTACATCTGCTCCTATGCTAATAGTATAATCTATCCCAGTCGCTATTGTTATAGACGGATGAAATTTAGTTACAAACAGTGCTACATTATAATTTTCTGGTACAATTTGATTTTTATCAATTATTCTAGAATTTCCAAAACCACCGTCAACACCTAGTATTTCTGATGATAATACATCTGATGTTAATTGATCGGATTTAATATGTCTTGCCATTATGCCCATCTCCCATTAATAATAACAGTGTCAGTGCTTTCAATATCATATTCTAATACAGTAGTATCAAATACAATTGTCTGTGTTGCACCTTCATCTGGAGTCCA